GCTCAAGCCATTTTCGCCGCTTTTAGGTTGCTTATAGATATAGGTAAACATTGTGGATATTCTGAAAGAGATGTTTCTATAATGGAAGGAATTGCCACTGACATTTGCTACCCTTTGATGGCTTATAATGGTGATTTAATTCAACATTATGGTTCCAACCCTTCGGGTCAGAATCTGACTGTTTATGTCAATTCCATTGTGAACGCTCTTTTGTTTAGGTGTGCATATTATCACACTTATAAGGACCGTGAAAACGTTCCCGCATTTCGTGATGTATGTTCACTCATTACTTATGGTGATGATGCGAAAAGTTCTGTTCACGTTAACTTCCCTGAATTTAACCACATTTCTGTGGCAAAATTTCTGGAGGAGCGTGATATGAAATTCACAATGCCTGACAAAGAGTCGGAACCTACTCGTTATATGACTGATGAGGAGGCAGATTTGCTTAAGCGTGCTAACGTTTATAGCGAAGACACTGGAATGATTATGGGTGCGCTTGATGAAGATTCTATCTTTAAAAGTCTCCATGCCGTTCTAAAGTCAAAAGCTATTACACGTGACCAACAGGCAATGCAGAACATTGATGGTGGTCTGCGTGAGTGGTTTTCTCATGGACGAGAAGTCTATGAGATGCGCCGAGAGCAGATGGTGGAAATTGCTACACGTGCTGGTATCGCACATGGTTGCACTGTTATTCATGAGAGTTATGATGACAGGTTGCAAAGGTGGAAAGATAAGTATGAGTAGTGAGCTATGTATTGGGTATACATTAAACACATCCCACTGGGCATATCCTACCATGTCTAATTGAACCAAAAGGAGGCTCTCTGTATTGGATGACCATGTTTATCCAACTCGTTGATCATAGGATCGAGCATAGGCTTGCAGAGAGAGGCACTTTCCTCGTAAAGTACCCTTATTCAGGGGAGTATTCGCCATACACAAGATTAACACGCGCATTGTGGATTAAGTCTTCCACAGTAGCGTTAATAGTGACTTACTAATATGAATAATAATAAGTTTAATATAACTATAAATCAAGAAAGTTTGGAGTCCCAGCACGAGAATGTACATTTTAGTGACCAAACACCACAATGGGATTATACAGTGGATAGTATGCCAGATCCTACATTTTACATTGCCGATACTAATGACGCGAGTTTGGAGAACTTTTTCTCCAGACCAGTGAAAACTAGGTCGTACAGTTGGGCAATAGGTTCGGATTTGTCTGAATCATTCAGTCCTTGGAAAGATTTTTTCGAAAATCCCAGGGTCTTGAATCGTATTACAAATTTTAACCTCTTGCGCTGTAAGTTAAAAGTGAGGATAGTTCTGAACGGTAATGGTTTTCATTATGGACGAGCAATTGCGTCATATATACCATTGTTCCCCTTAGATAATTTCACAAGGGATCGTTCATTCTTTATACAAGATGTTGTAGCTGCTAGTCAGCGTCCGCATGTATATTTGGACCCAACCACTAGTCAGGGTGGTACTTTAACACTTCCATTTGTATGGTATGAGAATGCATTGCGCATTCCAGCCCAAGATTGGAGGGATATGGGTACCATGGTTGTACGTAGTATGCAAAACCTAAAGCATGCTAATGGTGCTACTGACCCAATTACTGTATCAGTTTTCGTATGGGCTGAGGAAGTATCTCTTTCCATTCCTACAGCGAATGAGCCTGGAGCTCTAACGCCGCAGATGGAAGAGGTTTTTATCCCTCAGGCTGTAGACGAATATGGTACAGGACCGGTATCCCGACGAGCAGGCATTGTTGCTAAAGCTGCTGGTGCCTTAAGTAACATACCTGGTATAGGTGTGTATGCGAGGGCCACGGCAATGGCAGCGAATGCTGTTTCGGGTATAGCTTCGATGTTTGGTTATTCCAGACCAATCGAGCTAGCAAGTATTGTTCCGTATAAGCCGACATTGTTAGGCAACATGGCTAACACCAATGTACCTGACACGTCGCAGAAATTGACTTTGGATGTCAAACAGGAACTTACTATAGATCCACGTGTGATGGGTCTAGGTTCAACAGATGAGATGGCGATCAAATCTATTGCACAACGAGAATCGTTTCTCACACAATTTGGATGGCCAGTTAGCGCTCCATCTGAAACGCTTCTGTGGAATTCGGAAGTATCACCAGTTTTGTGGAACGAAGTGGTAAGCCCAACGTATAATGAGTTGCATATGCCAGCTTGTTGTTATGCTGCACTCCCATTTAGACGATGGAGGGGTTCGATGAAGTTTCGATTTCAGATTGTGGCTTCGTCATTTCACAAAGGACGTTTGAAGGTCACTTTTGATCCTTCATATCCACTCACCAATGAGTACAACACAAACTATACATACATTATCGATCTTGCAAAAGAGCGAGACTTTACTGTCCAAGTTGGTTGGGGTCATGAGAAGAGTATAATTAATCACCGCAGACCTGGATTCGATCCCAAGCCGTATGGTACCACACCTCTTGGAGGTGATCCTGGTAGCCGTGCTAACGGTATCATTTCTGTATACGTAGTGAATGATTTAACTGTTCCCAATTCCATTGTTAACAACGATATTGAGGTGAATGTATTTGTGTCTACTGCTGATGATTTCGATGTGTACGATCCTGATGCAACAAACATCCAGGATTTAGTTTGGTTAGAACCGCAGATGGGAGAAGTGTTTTCCCCTCAGATGGCGGAAGCTATGAACCAACCTGACTCGGATCTCACAAAGCGGGAGGACGAACCAATGAAGATGGAACCGTCGTCAACAATGGCTCCAACGTTATCTGATCAAGATCATACATCATGTGTGTATTTTGGAGATCCGGTAACATCGTTTCGTCAATGTTTAAAGCGGTATAACTATCATTCAGCAGTGACTCCGACCGGTCCAATATCAGGTGAGACAATGTTAAAGTTACATAACAGCAATTTTCCTTATTATCGAGGCTATGCACCTGGAGCTGTACACAAAACTGTAATTCCAGCACCAGATACACCTTACAATTATTGTAAAATGACTCTGTTAAACTACGTCACTCCTGCATATACATGTAGGAGAGGTGGTCTGCGTTGGAAATACTTTCGTGCTAGTGGTAACACACTTAAGGACACATCTATGATGATGGTAGTACGAGATACAGCGTCCGCACTAGCATATGACCAAGAAGAGACTGCAATGATTACTCTTGGTAGTGGTACACAATCTGATCGTGTGAGACAAAACGCGATGATTATTCCACACACTTGGGAAGGTGCTGTTGTTACCAGCACTCGACAAAATCCAGTTATTGAAGCTGAATTACCATTTTACACTAATGTTCGTTTTTTCCCTGCCAAGCAGGCAGATTTAACGAGCTCTAGCGCGGGATTTCAACAATATCATTGGATGTCAACAGTATGGGATGTATCTTCCTCAGATTCAGCATCATTGCATTGCTATGTATCTATAGGTGAAGATTTCAATTTGGGATTTTTCACTGGAGCACCTGTGGCCTGGCGAGTACCACAGGATTCGGAGCCAGCTTCTTCTTAGAAGTCTGACTCGCGGGGATTAAACCCCGTAACAGAAAATATGGAGTTATACAATTCTCCAGACGTCAAAACAAAATTCACGTGTCGGTGGCTGACACGGGG